CGACGTCTCGGTAGCAGTCCACGACCCCCTGATTAACGACGGTGTCCCAGAAGAGAGCGCCTGGCTCGGCAGACGCCCATGCTGCGTCAACAAACTTGTCCCAGACCTGCTTCGCGTTCACAACCTTCGTGATGTGAGCCTCAGCAACTGAGGACTCAACGGGCCAGCGAAGAGTGAAATCGGATCCGCTCTCGACCGCCTGCATGAACTCATCAGTGAAGCGAATGGAGATGTTGGCTCCGGTCACCTTCTTCAGGTCACGCTTGATGTCGATGAAAGCCTCTATCTCAGGGTGGCGACAGTCAATTGTGAGCATAAGTGCCCCGCGGCGGCCACCCTGCGCGACCTCGCGACATGTATTGGAAAACCGCTCCATGAAAACACCGATACCGTCGGTCGTACGCGCAGCATTGGAAGTCGGCTGACCCTTAGGGCGGATAGTGGAGATGTCGAATCCGACTCCACCACGGCGCTTCATGATCTGGACCTGCTCCTGATCGGTGAAGAGAATGCCCGCATATGAATCATGAGGCTGGTCGACGACGAAGCAGTTGGAGAGCGACTGAAGCTGGTGAGGATTGCCAATACCAGACATGGGCGAGCCCTGTGGAACAACAAGGTCAAAACCCTTCAGCAGCCCGTAGATCTCATCCTCACCCATTGGGTTTGGATACTTCGATTCAATCCTCGCAAACTCTCTGGCCAGTCGACGATGCATCTGGTCAGGATCGGCCTCAAGCAGCTGGCCCGCCTCATTTCGCAGGGCGTACTTCATGAAGACGTCAGGGGCTAATACGTCACCCTCGAAGTATTCATTGGCCAGCTTCGCTGCCTCCTCAAGAGTGTAGGTCTTTATTTGATCGCTCATTTACTTACTTCCTGTTACTTCTTGCCACTTTTTCCGAAGCAGGTTCTTGGCATCATTGCCGTCCTGCCTCATTGCCTCTTTCAAAGAGAGGCTATTCTCATCAAGGATTTCAATTCTAGACTGAGAGGTGTCAATGTGAATAGGAAACAAGACACCGTCTCGACCCGCTCGGTTCTTGGCGACGAAGAGACGTCCCGAACCGTCTGCCTTTTCAGTGGGCTTTCTAGAAATTGAAATGACCACGTCAGCCACCATCGCCTTGCCGTAGGCCTCACTCATGTTCTCAAGACCGACAACGTCTGCTGAGGAAGCCTCACGATTCGCCTGTGATGCAGTCCAGATTGGAAGGTTAAGCTCCATCGCCAGGTTACGAAGCTCCTCATATACAAGCTTGAGCTCATGACGAAGAGAATCGAATGTCCTAGAGGACCTCATGATGTCAGCGTAGTCGATGACAATCAAACTGGGGACGAATCCCTTCAGCGTCAGCTTCTCAATATGATTCCTGATCGTCTGAACCGTGGCAGTTCCTGTCGGATACTCCTTGATGATGAGCCGTCCGAGGTCCATATTCTCATAATTCTTTAGGACTTCGTCCTTCATGTCAGGAACATCATTGGCAGGAATGCCGCAGAGGTTGGAGTCATAGCGAAGGCCAACGGCAGTCTCCGTGAGCTCGAAAGTGTAGTGAACGACATTCTTACCGACCTTGAGCGCGTGGGCTCCCATCGCAGTCAGCCAGTGTGACTTACCAACTCCTGTTGGTGCAACCACGACGCCAAGCTCACCGCGACCGAGGCCGCCCCGAAGTAGATCCTTGCCATCCAGGACCTCTAGCCCTGTTGGACATGGGTTGCGATTGATCTTGACAAATCGTGCCTCGGCGTCCTCAAAGAAATCGTGACCGACATTACTGGGCATGCCGACTGACACGGCCTTCTTCATGAGATCGACGACGGACTCGAACTTATCGGTTGCAACCATCTCAACAGCCTTCTCCAGGGCCTCACGGAAAGCCTGCCGCTTGCAGAAGTCAAGCGCCTTCTCTTTGACATAGCCGAGATCGCCAGGGGCGGGATTAGCCCGCATGCGGTGCAGGAAGTCGATGATCTGGTCCTTGAGGATGACGTCAGGACCCTGGGTCAGGTCATCCTTAATAATCGAGATCAGGAGTGGCATGGTCGGAAAGCACTTGTACTTCTCAAAGTACTTGAAGTAGCGATCAGTCAGGAAGGCAAGATACTTCAGGTCGAAGTAGTCAGGCCGCATGACCTCAACTATCTGCGCAGCCCATGTGTGATCAGTCAGCAGTCCTTGAAAGATGCACTCCTGAAAGTGCTTGCCGTACTGATGAAACAAGGCAGTGCTGTTGTCTCCATTCGAGCTCATTTTTATTCCTATGTGTGCAGAAGGTGATTGACGATCTGAAAGTAGACCCGCTCGCGGTCGAAGTTGTGCACCCCAGACTTGACCAGGCAGCGAAGATAATCCATTTTACTTGCCGCGGGGCTGAATGATTCAAGTCCGGAGTCTATTTTCCCAACCTGGGTTCCAGACAACATTCCCACGTCCAGATTCATGAGCTTCCAGTTTAGCCGGGCAATCTCTGCGCCTTCAACGATATTACCAAATATCTGTGGTCCCTTGGGAGTGAACCTTGCCTTTGCCATCTCGACAATGTCGTCTGGCATAAGCCTAGAGTCGCTCGCGATCTCTGGAAACCTCTTTGACATGGTCTTCCAGCCGGCGCCGTCGATACCCGGAATGCCATCGGCCGGATCACCGACGAAGCAACGTGCAGAAACGAAGTTGTGCGGAACACACCCAAACTTTTTAACCACATCATCAGACGAAACGTACTGCTTGAGGGTTGGACTCCAGATCCTGACTCGATCATCAAGGAGCTGATAGTAGTCCTTGTCAGAGGAGACTATCACGCAGGGATCATCCTTGAGTCTGTACCTAGCGATGTACCCGATGACATCGTCAGCTTCACAGTCGGTGACGTAGCTCTGCTGGACAGGTAATGTCTTCAGCAGTTGGACTAGAGTCGAGACCTGCCAGTTTCGATTCTCCACCGTGTCTGGTATGTCACCCTCATAGTATCGATTCAGCTTCTGGGGCTTTCTGTGTGCCTTGTACTCTGAAAAAAGTGCGCGGCGACGAGGAGAGCCTCCGCCCTCCCATATGACGATGACCCGACGGGGTCCAAGGGATTCGACCTTGGACCCCAGATCATTTAGGAATCCGACGATTCCACCAACAGCCTGGCCGTTGGATCCCAGTGTTGGATTTGCGCAATAATGGCGCGTAAACACATTTAGTGCGTCACAAAGAACAGTGGGTCTCCCTCCAAACATCAGGCCTCCGGCGAGATATCGCCTACCATCTGGTCTCGCAGAGCCCTGATTTCCTCGTAAGACTCAGGATCAATATCGATATCGCTTGCGCTGACAGCAGACCTGACAAATGCCTTCTCAAGAAGCCCATCGATCCACGGCTTGTACTGCGGGTCCTTCCAAATGTCGCCGAAATCAGCCTTGTAGAACTTCTTCTCGAGAATGTTCTCGTTGTGCTCGTTCGTGACCTTGATCGTCTTCCAGGCGGACGTGCCCTCGACCGAGACCTGGTGATCATTCACCATGTCAGGACCGTGCTCACGAAGGACATCAAAGACCTCCTCATGCTCCTCGATGCCCTTACCGAAGATGATGCGGAACTCGACCTTTCGGAAGGGCGGAGCGACCTTGTTCTTGATCGTCTTTGCAGAGACATTAATACCAATTGTATCACCCTGCTTGTTCTCAATGTGAGAGCCAGCACCGAGCTTTAGACGGACCGAGGCATGGAATGGAATCGCCATGCCGCCGGGAGTCGTCGTCGGGTCGCCATGCATGACGCCGATCTTCGTGCGGATTTGATTGAGGATGACGAAAAGGACGTTCTGGTCACCGATAACGCCGGTGATCTTGCGCATGCCCTTCGAGATCGCACGGGCCTGGAGGCCTATGGTGTCCTTGTCATAGGCTCCCTCGAGCTCAGCCTTTGGAGAGCTAGCCGCCACTGAGTCCCAGATGATGGTGATTGGGACGTCCTTCTGCATCGCCTTCGCCTTCAGGATCGTCTTCTCAGCGATGTCGAGCACCTCCTCGGTGCAGTGTGTGTCGACGTAGACGAATCGCTTCGAGACGTCCACACCGAGAGCCGCCAGGTTCTCGACCGAGGTGCCGTTCTCGGTGTCAATGTAGACGACGATGCCGCCCATCGACTGGGTGGAACGGGCGATCTGCGTCGCAATGTGGCTCTTTCCAATCGATGGAGGACCGAAGATCTCCACGATGCGTCCCTCAGGTAGCCCACCGTTTGCCCTGTTAGAGACGATGAGATCAAGCTGCTTAGAGCCGCTTGAGATCCAGCGCTTGACATGCGTCGGTGATGTGTCGACTGCCAGGTTATAGGCGATTCGGGACCCATGGTCCTTGTTGAGGGAAGAAATGAGCTCCGAGGTGAAATCATCGGCCGCAGTCTTTGCCTGCGCCGAGTCCAAACTTTTCTTTGCCATGTTACTCCTAGGGTAATTCTATGTTATCATGCAGAAATGTTCATGGGCAGGAAGACATTCGGCCCTCCTGCCCATGAGTTAGACAATCGAATTAAAACCCGCTGTCCTCAAGATCCTTGAATGCATCGTCGAGGTCACGAGCTGAAGAGCGAGGCCCGGATGACTTCTTGGACGACTTTGGCCCGTCGTCGTCATCATCGAAAGAGCTGAGCTTATCCGCAACTGCAGAGACACCGCCGCCCCGAGACGTGCCGACGTCATTGCTGCTGGAAGTGCCGCCGTTGATCCAGTCATTGACAATCTTCTCAATCTCGTCGTAGGACTTCAGGTTTGTTACCCCATCGACCTCAGGCACAGACTCAAGCCACTTCTTCGCCTGCGCAGAGTCTCGGCTAAGAGGCTCGACCTTGGCACGAGGAGAGATCTTTGTGTCAGCGAACTGCTTGCCTGGCATCTTGCTGGAGATGACACGAATATCGCGACCCTCTAGTGGATCGGTGACATCTCCATAATCCTCGTCGAGCATGAGGTTGAGAATGTCCTGGTAAATCATCTTACCGAAAGACCAGATACGAACGCCCTTGTCCTCCTCACCGCGGACAATGACAGGAGCAAAAGTGCGCATCTTCGGAGACAGCTTCTTCGCGAGCTCACGGCTTGCGTCGGTGCCCTCATCGTAGAGCTTGCTGCGAAGCTCCTTGATCGGATCAGGCTTGCCGAACTGGAACGGTGCCAGGATGCCAGGATTGTTACCGATGTTGTAGTAGTACCAGCGATCGACGAAAGGTTGGCCGTCATTGTTGGGGAAGCTCAGGAGCCGTACCGTGTACTCCTTGCCCTCCTCGGGCTTCCACTGCTGGTCACGCTTGTTGTTCTTGCCGG